TCAGGCGTAAAGACCTCGACCCCGGCTGTTTGCCCGTAATTCTCGTCGATCACGTCGCCTCCCTCTAGCGCTCCACGCGCATTTCACACGGCCGCGCAATCGGCGGCACCATCCAGGTAGTCAGCCAGTCGGCAGCCACGCGCTCGATCCGCCGGGCGCAGGACTGGCACTCGTCGGCCGCGGTGCCGAGGCAGCGGGCGATGTCGTTCATGCCGTGCGCTCCGGGTCATAGGCGACATCCACCCAGCCGTGGTCGCCCTCGCACCGCTCGATGACCCGGCCGTCTGCCTCGCTGGTCAGCCGCCAGGCGATGGGCCTCTTCGCCGTCGCCGCGCTGATCCTGGCCAGCATGTCCGCCGCCGTGCGGGCGTCCAGGTAGCGGTCCTCGGACTCCTTGTCCTGGCGGCCCAGGCCCGAGAGGACCGTGCGCCAGGCGCCGTTCGTGTTGAGTTCGAGCTTCATGGCGTCACCCCTGCAGCCGATGCCGCCTAATGCCGGTGATCCCCGGCGGCAGCGGTGCGCCATCCGGGTCCGTCGCCCCGGGCAGGAATCCGCTCGTCGTCTCGCGGCCCGTAACCTTCGCAAACTCGACCTCAACGCGGGCGCTGTCGATGATCGTCCCGGCGACCTGGCTGATTGCCCTGGCGCGGTCCAGATCTATCGGCGCGTCCTTGTCGCGCAGGCCTCGCAGGGTGGCGAACAGGTGGTCACGCAGCTCGCTGATGTCGCCGGTGGTCTTCGTCTTCTCGGTCATGCTCTCTCTTCCTCTGCCGCGCGCTGGCGGCGGTTGATTTGTCGGTTCAGTGCGCCTCGCAGCATGGACAGGCTCGCAATCTCGGGGCCGTGCCTGTGAACGCTGTTCCGGCGCATCAGCTCGGCCCGGCTCACCAGCTCCAGGCGGTCCAGCGTGATCTCGGCCTCGTCCGTGGTCTGCTGACCGGGCTTGAACACGACCACATGCCCGCGCGGCACCGGACCGTGCGCCTCGATCCAGACCAGCTCATGCACGGACCTCCAGCGGCGGTGACTCGGCCCGGGCGTGTCGGACACCTTGCGCTGCAGGGTGTCGCCCGCCACGATGCGCAGGGTGCCGATGGGCTGCACGAGCTGGGCCGCGCGGCCGCTCAGTTCGCCGGGCTTGAATCGCGTCTCCACCGATCGGCCGCCCGGACGGAAATCGTCGCGTCCGGTGTTCCACGGCTGCTGGCCGCGCTTGAAGCGGTGGCAGTGCGCGGCCTTGTACTCCGGGGTCTTGCCCAGCCCGAGAACGAGCGCGCGCTGTAGGACGGCATCCGGGGTGCGACCGAGCACGGTGGCCAGGTCGGCGTTGTGGCTGTCCGCGTAGCACTCGCGCAGGAGCGCATCCTCGGCGGCGGTCCAGTAGCGTGGCGTCATGCCTGCGCCGCCTCGATCCGATCCATCGCCGCGTACACCGTTGCCAGCGCCGCCGTGAGCTGGTCCGTGCGCAGCAGGGGCAGTACCTGGTCGGCCTCGATCACGCTGGCCCGCAGCGCCGCGAGTTCCTCGCCGCAGCAGCGCCAGATGCCGGTGCGCCCGTGCCGCGCGATCAGGCCGCGAAGCGCATCCAGCCCGGCCTCGGTGGTCGCCACGTCGCGCTTCGACCTGGTGAGCGCGACCCACAGGTAATCGAGCAGTGCCGCAAGCGTGTGCCGAGCCGATTCCAGGGCCGCGGCATCGTCGCTGGCCCGCAGCGTCTCCAGCGCGCTGTAGGCGGGCAGGATCAGGTTGTTGCGCATCTGGTCGAGCACCGGGCGACCGATGAGCCTGGGCCGATATGCGCGGCGTGGCTTGGCGCTACGCGGCATCCCGGCCTCCGAACATCCAGGCGGCGGCGGGGTCAGGACGGGGCCGGAAGCAGCTCGACCAATCCTCGAGGATGAAGTGCGCCGCGGGGCGCCCGGTGGCCGCGCTCGAGGTGACGTGCGCCACGCGGATCAGCCCCTTATCCTCCAGCTTCTTGAGCAGGTTTCCGGCGCTGTTCCGGTGGACGCCGATCGCCGCGGCAACCTCGCCGACGCTCACCGGGCGCCCGGCCTGCGCGATGGCGTCCAGCACCGCCTGCTGATGAGGGCCGAGCTTCATGCCCGCGCCTCCCGCTCCAGCGTCACGCCCAACAGGTCGACCACGGCCCGGCGGAGGTCGTCGAGGCTGCCGTCGTTGCGGATCACCGCGTCGGCGCGAAGCTCCTGGATCGACCACTCGCTCGCGTGGCTGTTGACCGGCGGCAGGCCGCTGCGCTCGATGCGCCACAGCACGCCGTCGCTGCGCGTGACCCGCTCGGCCTCGTTGGCGAATCGGACGTCCGTGAAGACCAGCGCCCGCCGGTTCGCGTTTTCCGCCTCGACGATGGCCTGCCATGCGGGACGCACGAAGTAGTCGGCGTCTTGGCCGCGCCGCCAGTCGCCCCACACCTGCATGATCGTGCGCGGCTTCAGCGGTCCGAGCATGCCCAGTTCGCGGCCCGCGAAGGCCACGAACGCGGGATCGGTGCAGCGCGACAGGGCGAGCTGACGGATCGGCAGCTCCTTGACGTTTCGCCGGTCGAAGATGCGCGCGTCGATCCTGAAAGCCGCCGCCGCTTCTTCCTTGAGCCGTGTGGCGAACGCGAATCGGCCCGCGTTAGTCGTCTCGCAGATGAGGTCGGCCACGGTGTCTTTGCCAGCGCCTGCGCGGCCCATGAGTCCGATCAGGAGCATCACTTAGCGGTCCGAATAGAAAGCACGTTGATGCGATTGCCTTTATTCAGCTCCGTCATCAGTCCAATTGCCCAGACCTTCGGGCCTCCCTTCGAGTAGAAGCTCGCGGCTCTGTTCGCTGCATCAAGAACACCTTGGTAGCCAATCCGCATGATTCGATCGGACCAGCGCTTCTTCGTGAGCGTTTCTCCGTTCTCGATGTAGCACTCGAGATAAAGAATTGCGTTAAACACTCGCTCGTGAAACGGATGCCCTTCGCAAACTGATGTGACAAGAGGGAAAATTCTGAGCAGTTCTTCGCGATTGTTACTCGCGGCGCTCATGAGGGAATTTAGGCAGGAAACGGTGTTTGACCGCGCGTCGCCGCTTGGTTCGCGCCCAATGCTTGTGATCAATTCACTGCAGAACAGGGTTACCGGCTCGTTCGCGACCAGGTTCGCGTTCCACTGCTCAAATGTCGAAACTGGCCGCCGCTCTTTGTTGCTGTCGCGGAACGCTATGGCTTCGTCGACGGCCTCCCTGGTTGGAAACACCAGGCACGGAAGCCGGTCAATGTCACTCCGTTTCATTGCGGCGAGCAGACGGTGCTGCCCGTCGATGACAAAGTACCTGCCTTCACGGAGTCCGACGATCAGCACCCCGCACGCAAGCCAGTTCCAGCGCCGAGCCAGCTTAAGCACCCGTGCGTTTTTGGCAATTCGCTGGTACGAATGATCGACTTCAAGAAGTTGCTTGTTCAGATACTTAAGCTGCCCTGGGTGCCCGGTGATGACCCATTGGTATTGATTTACCTTTGGTACCTTCGTTCGTGGGCCGATATCTTGATTTGCCATTTCCATTCTTTGTCTCCTGATTCACCCGCCGCGCAGAACGCGCAGCAGGTCGAAGCAAATCCGGTGCGCCTTAGCCCGCCGCATGTCGTCGCTGTTGGTCGACCGCATAGACCGCGCCCGCCGCCCGGCATCCGCCAGAAGTGCCCGCTGCAGCCGGGCCGCGTCGTCATCCATGCGCGGCCGAAGCGCCGAGTAGTGCGTGGCGGTCCGAAGCTCGGAGGAGCGCGGCTGGTAGGCGCTGCCGATGACGGGGCGGCTCATGACTGGCCTCCGGTGGCCTTGTCGATCGCGTCCAGGGCGGCGGCGATCGACGGATGCGAGATCGTCGTTCCGTCGGCGCGCGTCACCGTGTAGGCCTGTGCGGCGAGCGCGACCAGGGCGACCAGGGCGTCAAGCAGCTCCGGTGCGGCGGCGATGAGCCGGGCGTTCTCGATCCGGTTGCCGACGTTCGCCGGGCAGTCGGCGACGAGAAAGCCTCCGCGGCCGTCTTCGGTGCGGCAGGTGCGCACCAGGTTGCCGACGGCTTCCAATTGCTCAGGCCAGTGCGCCGGGCTCACATCGGCCCCACCTGGTAGACCAGCGCGACCAGGGCATGCGCCCATTCCATCCCCTGCGTCCAGTCGTACAGAGCGAGCCCGAGGAAGCCGCCCAGCGCGAAGACGCCAGCGAACGCCAGCCCTTCCTGCCGCGCGCGCGCCTCGCGGTTGTACGCCTCGGCCTCGTCAGCCATCAGCCAGCCCTTGTCAGCGTGGTCGGTCATGGCAGCACCCTCAGACCAGGGCCGACCGGAGCCACGCACTGCGCGCCCGGTCAACGATGTCGGAGCGATCACGGCAGAGCGCGCGGTCCTCGATCAGCGTGAGCAGCAGCTCGCGGAGTTCGTCGTGCGACTGCTGCAGGCGGCTCAGGTCGTGATCCAGCGCGTCGGCGCGGACGTTGCGAGCCGTGGGCTGGGGAATGCCGTCGAGGTCCGGGAGGTCGGCGAGCAGCGCCTCGGTGGCGCGGGTGTCCTCGAGGTCGCGGGCGAGCCGGGCCTTGCGGTTCCGGTCGAAGTCTCTGCGCTGCGGGATGGCCATCTGTGCCTCCATCGGGTTGATGGGTTCGATGTTGGCACAAGAAAAAACTGCAAGCAAGAAAAACTTGCATCCGAAGGCAAGAAAAAACCCGCCTGAGCGGGTCGTTCCTAGGCCGGATGGCTACGGCTTGTGTTTGTACTTTGCCACGAAGTCGCGTTCCATCATCTCGCAGGTTGACGCGACAAATCGCTTGGTGGGCGGGTCCAGCGACTTGCGTTCGTACTCCTCCCAACAGAGCGCGATAGCTTTGCGCGACCGAGACTTCTCGTCGGGAGGCAAAGGCTTGCTGCCAACCATGTAGATGAACAACAGGATCGCCGCAGGGACTCCGAGCAGGATGATGAGCCAGCGCATCGTCATTGCTCCCCGGAGGTTTTCTTGCCTGGCGGTGTCTTCCCGGCAAACGGGTTTGCGGGGCTGGCCTTCCCAGGGTTCAGTGCCGTGTAAAGCCCGTTGGCCTGCTGCACAAGCAGCTCTTGAGCGGTGTTGGGGAGCCTCCGATACAGGCTGACGAGCTGCAGCTCGATCGGGTCCAGCGTTTCATGGTTGTCGCTCGCCCCGGTGCGCAGCCATGTCTCGGAGACGCCGAGAGCCTCGGCGACCTTCGGCATGTGCCGCCTGGAGGGCGCCGTGCTGCGCGTCTTCGGGTTGTTTGGGTCGGGGTCTTTCTCCCACTGTTGAACCGTCTGGTAGGTCACTCCGCAGGCCTCCGCGAGCTGGGTTTGCGAAAGCCCTAGCTCCAGTCGTCGTTGTTTGAGTCGTGAATGGATGGTGCCCATCCAGAAATGATGGACAACGCGCCATTGTGGGTCACTGCAAGAGTTGCTTGCAATGCAAGAAAATCTAGCAGACAATTCGAGCATGCCTACTCTCGAAAAGACCCCAGCCGGTCTCGATGCCCTGAACGTGGCCATCGAGCGGGTTGGCCTCGGCGTCCTTGCTGAGCGCATTGGGGCGAACTACCAACTCGTGCAGGGATGGAGATCGCCGACCCGGCGATTTGCCACGCCGGTCGAGTGGTGCGCCGTGATCGAGCAGGCGACCGGCGTTCCGCGGTGGGAGTTGCGCCCGGACGTCTGGTGGAAGGTGTGGCCGGAGCTGATCGGTCATCCCGGTGCACCGGCTGCTCCGGTCCAGGTCGAGTAGCGCCATGCGTGTGTTCATGCCTCGCATGGTCTTTTTTTTGCCCGCTCGCGGTCTGTCCGCGGGTGTCCGTGAATCTCGGAGGAGCGCGGAATGCAGCTCGAGCTGATGCACGAATCCTTCACCGACGCCCTGGGCTTCATTGTCCAGGCGCTCGGCGGGCCGAAGAAGGTCGGCGTGGCGATGCTGCCGGACCTCCCTGCGGATCATGCCGCAACCTGGGTCCGCGACTGCCTTAATGCCCATCGTCGGGAGCGGTTCACACCCGACCAGGTGCTCTGGTTGCTGCGGGAAGCGCGGCGGGCAGGTGTGCATGCTGGCATGGCCTTCATCGCTCGGGATTGCGGCTATGCCGACCCGGTGCCGCTCGAGCCGGAAGACGAGCGCGCCCAGCTCCAGCGCGACTTTGCGGAGTCGGTGCGACTGCAGGCCAAGCTGGTCGAGCGGATGGAGCGCCTGGGGTCGGCCTCGCTGCGGAGCGTGGCATGAGCGGCGGTCCGAAGTCTCACGGCCCGCGCGTGCGCGTCAACACTCCGGCCGGTGTCCCGGGCGTCGAGTTCCGGCCCTACGTCGCGCCCAAGTGGGAGCCGCCTCGGCCCGGGTCGATGCGCCACCTCGAGCTGCCGTCGCTGGCCGGTGGTCAGCGGTACTACCCGAGGCGGCCCTGGGCCCCCTGAACGTGCATGCCTGTGACGACGCCGAACGACTTGGAGAGGGTGCCTGCTGCGCTGCGCGAACGTGCGCAGTGGCTGGTGTGGAAGTTCGAGCAGCACGACGGGGAGAAGAAGCCGCGTAAGGTGCCCTACTACGTCGACGGCGGGCGGCGGGTCGGGACGCAGGGCAGTGACGCCGACCGGGGGCGCCTCGTGACCTTCGAGGCCGCAGTAGCCGTCTCGAGCCGGTACAGCGGTCTGGGCTTCGCCTTCCTCCCGGACGACGGGCTGATCGGGATCGACCTGGACAACGTGATCGACCCCGACACGGGAGAGATCCAGGATCGCGCCGCCGGGATCATCCGGGCCTGCGCCTCCTTCACCGAATACTCGCCCAGCGGCAAGGGCGTCCACATCTACTGCCACGGCACGACGAAGAGCCACAAGTCGAACGAGATCGGCGTCGAGGTGTTCTGCGGGCGGCAGTTCTTCACCGTGACCGGGCGCCAGTACCCCGACACCGTGGACGAAGTGACGCCGATCGGCGACGCCGTCTTGGACCGTCTGCACCAGGTCATTGACGCGGCCCGTGCCAGGCCCACGGCATCGCGGTCAACGTCGACCGAGCGGCAGCCTGCGAAGGGGGGAAGCGCCCCGGCAGAGCGCGATCGCATCGAGAGCGCGCTGGCCTGCGTGAGTGCCGACATCGGCTACAACGAGTGGCTTGCGGTCGGGATGGCCCTCTACGATGCGCTGGGCGATGCCGTGGGCTTCCAGGTCTGGGACTACTGGAGCAGCAAGGGCGCGAAGTACGGCGGCAGCGCCGCGCTGACCGGGCACTGGAAGAGCTTCGGCAACCGCGCCCCGGGCAGCGATGCCGTCATCTTCCGGCTCGCCACGAACGCTGGCTGGCGTCCTCCGAAGGCGCTTACGCGCCCTCCCGAGCCCTCCACCGGGGGCGGAGCCTCGGGTAGTGGGGAAGCGGCCCCGGGGCCGGCGCAGGACGCGCCTGCTGGCCCGGAGGGTGACGACGGCGCCGATGACGAAGACTTCCGGCGCGACGGCCGGAACAAGATCCAGCCGAGCCTCTACAACACGCTGCACGTTCTGGAGCGCGATCCGCTCTGGCGCGGCGTCCTGGGCTTCAACCAGTTCTCCTACCGGATCACGAAGCGCAAGCCCATGCCCGGCCAGCCAGGCGGGCAGGGCGAGTGGGCCGACATCGACGACGTGCGCCTGCAGGTGTACCTGACCAAGACCTACGGGTTCGAGCCGAAGAAACCGACCGTGATGGACGCGGTGCTGCATGCCGCGCACGGCCTGCCGTATCACCCGGTGCGCGAGTACCTGGAGGGACTGCGCTGGGACGGCGTGTCGCGGCTTCATCGCCTCATGGCCGACTACTGGGGTAGTGCTTCTACCCCTTCAGCAGCTTCGCTACGGAGGGAAGACCCCTGGGCGGGCAAGCGCCTTGATCGCTACTTCGAGTTGGTCGGCGAGAAGTGGCTGACCGGCGCGGTGGCTCGCATCTTCAAGCCAGGGTGCAAGCTCGACACGATGGTGGTCTTCGAGGGCGGGCAGGGCGACTACAAGTCCACCTCCATCAAGATGCTGTTCGGAGAGGACTGGTTCGCCGACTCGAAGCTGAAGATCGGCGACAAGGACGCCCTGGCAAACATGCAGGGCAAGTGGGCATACGAGATGGCAGAGATGGACGCCCACCGAAAGGCCGATGACACCGAGTTCAAGCAGTTCCTGACCTCGCCGGTGGACCGGGTGCGATGGCACTACGGCAAGCGGGCCGAGGACGTGCCGCGGCAGTCGGTGTTTGTTGGCACCACCAACATGCACCAGTACGGCAAAGACGAGACGGGCATGCGGCGCATCTGGCCGGTCGAGGTCGGTCTGGTGGACCTTCGCCGCATCGCCGCAGACCGCGACCAGCTGTGGGCCGAGGCGGTGACGCTGTTTCGCCAGGGCTCGACCTGGTGGGTGGACAAGGCGGTGACCGCCTTCAGCGCAGAGGAATACCCGGAGCTAGGCCCGCCCGGGGAGGGCGAGCGCCCCGTCTGGTCGGAGTGGGAGCTATTCGACGAGCAGGGCGAGTCCCGCCAGAACGTCGACGCCTGGGAGACGCCGATCCTCGAGTGGATCGACACCAACAACGCGCTGCCCTACTTCACCACGGCACAGATCATGGGCGACGCGCTCGAGCTGGATCGCGCGCGCTGGACGCCTCCGGAGCAGAAGCGGGTGGCGGCCATCCTGCGACGGCTCGGATACCGCTCGAAGAAGTGCGGTTCGAAGTACAAGCGGGTCAACGGATGGGTGCGAGAGGGCGACCAGGTGCCCGCGCGGTTGGAAACCGGGGGCGACGATGTGCCGTTCTGAGCGCACCGGAAACCATGCCGGACACCGGAAAGCCGCGCCGTTCCTTGCGGTGTCCGCTACAAGGTTTTTGCCGGACACCATGCCGGACACCGGAAACGCAGCATTGGCGCGGCTTTCTGGCAAGGTGTCCGGGTGTCCGGCTGAAATCACCATCGCCTCACGCATGCGCGCGCCCGCGCACACACATGAACACACACACATTTCTAATGGACACCCGGACACCTTCAATACTGGTGCGGCTTTCCGGTGTCCGCTGCCTAAGTTTCAGGCAGACACAAGCGGACACCTTGAGGGATAGCCGGACACCATGACGGAATCGACCAAGAACAAGCCGATGCGTGCGGCCATGCCGACCGTGGCTGCCTTCATCGACGCCATGCGCGGGGCGTTCGGCGCCGAGACCATCGACCGGGCCATGCGCGATGGCGTGGCTGGCCTGCCGACCTTCTACGCCGAGGAGCGCGGCCAAGCCATCGGCACGCCTGCCACCATGCCGGACCCTGCGCGCTGCGTGTCGGTGGGCGTGGTGCAGTTGGCCAAGGGGAGCCGGACATGCGCGTAAGCGTCTCGGTCGACATCACCGGCGCGACGAAGATGCTGGATCGTCTGGCCCGGGAGCAGGTGCCGTTCGCCACCTCGCGCACGCTCAATGCGGTAGCGCAGAAAGTGCTCGAGGCCGAGCGGCACGAGATGCGCGACGTCTTCGACCGGCCGAAGCCCTACACGCTCAACTCGATGCGGGTGATCCGGTCGACGAAGCGCGACCTCCAGGCCGTCGTCACCTTCCGCGAAGCCTTTGGCAAGGCCCAGGTGCCTGCCAGCAAGTACCTGGCCCCGCAGATCAAGGGCGGCAGCCGCCGCGAGAAACGCTTCGAGGTGGCGCTGCGCCGAGCTGGCGTCATGCCCAACGGCTACCGGGCTGTTCCGGGCCGTGGGCTGCGCCTGGACGCCTATGGCAACGTCCCGGGCGCGACGATCGTTCGCATCCTCAGCTACTTCAAGGCGTTCCCAGAAGCTGGCTACAAGGCGAACATCACAGACCGCCGCCGAGCCCAGCTCAAGCGCGGCACGCGCACCAAGTTCGGAATGGAGATGTTCGTGGGCCGCCCCGCCGATGGTCGCCTGCCCTTCGGCATCTGGCAGCGCGACACGGCGCGGGCCTGGGGCGCGTCCAGGCTTCGGCCCATCTTCCTGTTCGTCGACTGGACGCAGTACGAAGCGATCTTCGACTTCGAGTACGTCGGTCGCAAGACGGTCGAGCGCGAGTTCGGCCCGACCTGGGACCGCGAGCTGGCGGCCGCGGTCGCCTCGGCGAGGGCGCGATGAGCAAGAAGATCGAGCTTAGAGGGAAGCACGCCGTCGCCGCGAGTCGGTCGGTTCAGTACCAACGGACTCGGCGCGCTGGGATCAAAGCAGCTGCAGAGACTGGCGGAGCCAAGGGCGATGGGAGCGCGCGTGCTTAGGTTCTCCCCCCAGCCCCCGGGTACGGGTGATTGGAACCTGGCCAACTCCGCAGTCACGACCTCCTTCCAAGGGGGTTGACCAACATGCTCGACCTAGACGCACAGCCGACCTTCACCGAGTTCGCCGCCCTGGTCGGCGTCAGCAAGCAGGCGATCAGCGCCCAGGCTGAGGCCGGTGTGCTCTCGCTCGGCATGACCTGGCGCCAGATGATTCTCGCGTACTGCTCGCAGCTTCGTGAGCAGGCGGCGGGCCGCGCCTCCGGCGACCTGGTGCTGGCCTCCGAGCGTGCGGCTCTGGCGCGCGCCCAGCGCGAGCGCATCGAGATGCAGAACGCGGTCACGCGCGGCGAGCTCGCCCCGGTGGTGGCGATCGAGCAGGTGCTCGCTCAGGCCGGCTCGAAGGTGGCCGCGGTGCTGGACACGATCCCAGGAATGATCCGGCGCCGTGTGCCAGGCCTGTCGGCTGCCGACATCGAGCTGGTGGCGTCCGAGGTGGCGAAGGCGCGCAACATCGCCGCGGCGATCCGCATGGCCGACCTGGATGACGAGCCAGAGGAGGCCGAAGCGCTGGCGGCGGATGCAGCCCAGGCCGAGGTGGACGCCTGATGGACCTCTCCGAGATCCGCCGTCTCGAGCAGTCGGAGGAGATCGCGCGCCGCCTGGAGCGCGGCCTGTCGGCGTTCGGGGTGCCGGAGCCGATCACGCTGGAGGAGTGGGCGCGCAAGCACTTCTACCTGTCGGCCGAGTCCTCATACGTCGAACAGGCCTGGACGCCGTGGCCGTTCCAGCGCGCGATCATGGCCTGCATCTCGAACGACGACATCGAGGAGGTCGACTGGCTGAAGGCCGCGCGGGTCGGGAACACGAAGATCATGCTGGCCGCCATCGGCTACTTCGCAGAGCACAAGCGCCGCAACCAGGCGATGTGGCAGCCGACGGACGAGGACCGGGACGAGTTCGTCAAGACCGAGCTGGACCCGATGCTGCGTGACGTGCGGGCGATGCAGCGGGTGTTCCCGCAGTACCTGGCGCGGCACAAGGACAACACGCTGCAGCAGAAGCGGTTCCTGGGTTCGATCCTGCACCTGCGCGGCGGCAAGGCGGCGAAGAACTACCGGAGGATCTCGGTAGACGTCGGCTACATCGACGAGGCGGACGCCTTCGACGGCGACGTGGAGAAGGAGGGCGACCCGATCACGCTTGCGAAGAAGCGGGTAGAGGGCGCAACCTTCCCGAAGCTGGTGGTCGGATCCACGCCGAAGCGCAAGGGCTTCTCGCTGGTGGACGAGCGGGCCAGCATCGCCGACGCGCGCATGCGGTTCGTGGTGCCGTGCCCGGAGTGCGGCGAGATTCACCCGATCGTGTGGGGCGGCAAGGACGACCCGACAGGGTTCAAGTGGCAGCGCACCGAGGCGGGCGAGCCTCTCCCGGATA